ACTCGTACCTCGTGTAAGGCTTTAGGCTCGTTTCCCGCGTTTCATCGGGGAAGCCTAGCAGCCGCGTATTGTTGGCCGTCTTGGCTAGCTTTATCGGGGTAGACAGGCTTCCGCCCCTGCTTACTAGGTTGTTGAATTTAGCCTCTGAGAATGTGAGCGCAAAGACCTGAGAGGGGTTGAATCCATCTAACTCAAAACGCCTGTCAAGTATTACGGCTATTGTTCTCATTGCACCACTGGTCTAACCTCCTCGCCCTTGTAGATGGTGATGGAGAATTGATTGTCCAAAGCCGTATAAGGTGCCTGGCTCTTCAGCTTAAACCCTCCGCCCTCTACAAAAGCAGGTTCAAAAGCATCTAAGTCTATCGCTCTGCTCGTTCCGCTTCCTGTGAAGTTGGCGATGTAAACCTGGGTAGAGTAATAAAGCGAGTTCAGAATATCCAAAATACCCTCGCTTTCAGGGTAGGCTTTCAATTCAATGGCCTCGGTCAGATTCTCGAAATCTACCGAACTGCGAACTCCCTCCGCGTTCTTAACCACCGTTGCCGCGTTGCCGTCTATACTTCGGGTCCGGATCAGTTCAAACGAGTAAACAGACCACCCGCCTCCAGCGTTCCACCAGACCAAAGTAAGCTCCTTATCGGTGCATTGATCTCTCACCTCTTGGCAGTTGTAGAGCTGAATGTTTACCTGCCAATCGTCCGAGGTGCTTGTATTGGTTAGCGTGATCGTTCCGTTGGCCGCTGTGGTAGCCGTTGCCGCTATGCGTATGCCCGTGTAATTGATGCCCGAGGCAATCCAAGAAACGCCCGTAGGTAGTCCAGGGGTGGCCGTCATATCGGTGCTTGCCTGTGGCGAATCTAGGAGAATATCAATCGTCTGCCCTACAAAGTACCTGACAATCTTAACCGCTGCATTCGCAACTAGGCTTTCCTGCTTCGGGCTTTCCAAATACACCTTGTAAATACTACTTTCCACCGCTGAGATCAGCCCTCTGAAATTGGAATAGCAGATAGGCAATACCGGTCCGCTTGTCACATTCTGCTTGAGTAGCAAAATATCCGAAGGGGCGGAAATAGCCGTAGGGTAGGCCACCGCGCTAACTTGGTGGTGGTAGTCGCTATCCGTTGCGGTGTCAGGCTCGCCAAAGTTGAAGCGCGTCTTTACAGCGGGCAAAACGCCCACGCGATATATCCCCGTTGGGTCAGGGTATACCGTCAAAGTCTGCGAAGTTCTTCGAGGCTGGGCCGCTGTGGTTGCATACCCCGTCAATACTTTGAACTCCTCCGCCTTCATCAATCGAACCACCCCGCCCGAATAGCTCGCGCTGTATGGTGTGTCTAACGTCACCGTATTAGTAGCGTCGGCCAAAACCTCCACGACAGGAGATTCTACATTGTCAGCAGTCGCCAAAACTGAGTAGTACAGATAATCCCCAGCAGCTACCAAAGCACCAATGCCGGTAACCGTCAGTTGAAGATTGCCAGAGCTATCAGCCGTGCCGGTCACGCTCAGCTCGTTCTTATAGGTGAATACCCCCGCGCCTTTGCGGTATGCCCCGTCAGGGGAGGTAGGGGCTGCAATTAGTGCTATCGCCATTCTATCGCTATTTTTTCAAAGGCTTCCTTGGCCGCCTTTTCCGTTTTGTAAATGTACTTAAACTTCTCCCCTCGGTAGGCGTTCTCAGCCGTTAGCACAAACGCTTTGCCCCACTCTAACTTTTCCACCACCCCCACGCTATTCCCGCTAATGGCCTGCTCGCCCTCTTTGACTGCTTCCCACTTCATACCGTTTGCATCTGTTCAATAAACCGCTCGGTGAGCTTGTTTACTATTGGCGTGATCACGTTGTCTTTGATGTATTGCCTGTTCCCGATAACGTCCAAAAGAATGCCCGTACCCTTCCCTGTTTTCGTATACTCCCTGTACACCTTCGAACCCTCTCTTCCGATCCTTCGGGCAATTAAGAACGCCAAGCTCTCTTGGCTAATATCCCTCGGCACTATGCCCCGCTGTTGCATCCATCGCTGAATAGGCTCAACGGGCGGCATCCTTCCTGGCTTGCGCCCCGTTTCCAACGTCATAATGTAATTGAATCCGGGCATCGTGGAATAGATAACCAGGTTCCCCTCCTCTATCTTCCACCTCAGCGAAGCAGCAGCCTCGCCCGTGTTGTTCATCGGCCCAAACTCCGTCACCCGCTTATCTCGGATGTTCTTCTGCAGATCGGAAATAATTTGATTCGCAATATCCCGAACGAGGAGCTTGATATCAATATCCATCACTCGCTGTAATTCGCCCAATCAAACGGGCTGACCTCTTTGGAAATAGCCCCTGCGAACTCGGCTAAATCGCTCCACTCGTAAGGCTGGCAGCTATTAACACGGATCTCCATTTGAAGCCCTACGCCCGTCAAAAGCCGCGCCCCGTACTTGTAGTAGGGTATCTTGGTGATGGTGCCAAACTGCACCCCGTAAGTGGCTGAAACCGCTGCTAACTCCTGAATGTACTGATTGGCGATAATGTCCGCGCTTGACAGAATGTTCATACTCGCCACGCTGTCTGAAGCGTTGTCATCTTGTAGCCCAATGTCAACAATAATGGTCGCGCTCTCGGTGTTGTCGTCAGGGGATCGCCTCACAAGCTGGAAGCCTTGCTCAAGCCCTATCACCACCTGCTCGGTGCTGTCGGCTACTTCGTCGCTGATGGTATCCCAAGTCGCGGCCAGAAATTTAACGCTAGGGAGCATGCCCTCCGCTACACCGCGAAGGACGGCAACGATTCGGGCGTAGGTGGCTGTTCTTATCGTCATAGGGGCAAAGGTAAAACAAAAAAGCCCCGACCCGTAGGCCGAGGCTTCCCCCTAACTCAAACTTGATTATTTTTGCTTATTCTCTAATGAGCAGATTTCGTTTGCAAACATCAGCAGTAATCCAGCTCTGTTTGCGTTCCACTCTTCTGCTGTGATGCCCATTTTCTTGGCGGCTTCAATTGCGATCTGACGGAATTTAGGATCTTCTACTAAATCCATTCTTCTTTTTAGTTCGCTTTCGATTGTTACTTGAGTGTTCATTGTGTCGCTTTTGGTTTGTTTGACAAGTCAAAGATACAAAACTTTTTCAATCCTGCAAATTATTTTTGAAATTATTTGAAATAAAAAAGGGGAAAGAGCTCCGACCTTCTTCCCCCTGAAGCTGCAAAAACTTAGACCAATGGAAGAATTCAACAGCTCGGACACCCCAAAGATACATCAGCCCTTTTGCTCCCGCAAGCGATCTGAATACTTCGCGCTCTCAACTAACATCGTCCAATCCAACAAAACAGCGTTCACCGTCCGCCTTTCAATCTCCTCCGGCAACTTCCCGAAGTGTTCGGCCAACCGGCTCACAATCGAATAAACGCCAAACGCCTGCAGCCTCTCAATCCCCGCGTTCACCTCCTCTGCTGTTGGCTCGGCACTGTCAAAAATCCCCCAGGGTCGCCAAACTTCCATTACGCTATTAATTTCGTCTAATGCCTTCGCGCCCACCTCCAGATAGTTCTCTTCGGGCAAATCGAGTATCTGCGTAATCCTAGCAAACGTCAGCGGCAAGGCTTCGGGGTGCTTCGTTATCGCCTGTCTACACAATTCAAAGTCTTTGAAAGCCCATCCCCTCGCCGGTGGTACTTCTACCTCGTTGCTCACCACCTCCGGAACTTCGAGCGTGAAGGTGATCAACTCATACAAGGCGAGTAGATGCCCCTCGCTGATCTTTAGCTGCGGGGGGATGCGAGGTGTCGTTAGTATAGCTACCTGCTCCCTGATGCCCTCGGCTTTGAATAGCTCCATCGCTTCGGAGGGGGTGACCTCCTGCCATCTATTCTTAATTCGGAAGATCCAACCCCCAAGTCTTACTTTTACCATAGGTTAGATGTGTTTCCATTTTTTTCCTGATCGAATGACACTAACTAGCGATCGAGCTATGCCATAAATTTCCGAAATAGCCTGTTGTGTCATCCCCTGATGACCGTACTTGATTCGTTCAACACAGGCTCTAGTCAGTTTTGAATTAGGGTGGTTTTCGCCTATAGCCATTAAACCAATATCGAGGGCGTGCTGAATGTTCTCAGACGGAGTACAATACTCTAGGTTCTCAAATCTGTTATCGGCCTTTATTCCGTTAATGTGATTCACCTCTAAATCGGATTCACCAACAAAGGCAAGCATCACTAAGCGATGGATTTTATTTGTTTTACCCTCACCGCCTTTCCAAAGATCTACCTGATAATAACCGTCTTTATCTGGGGTGGGCTTAAGTATTCTCTCCTTTCCAAACCTTAAACTCTTAACCCTTCCGAGGTTTGATACTTGGTACAACCCTTCATGGCCGGGTACATCCTTCCAAATTTCTTCGTACGTTTGCATAGTGTTTTCCTTTTAGGGCGTACGGTGTTCAGACCTGCGCCCTTTTTTGTTTCCGCTAAGATACGAAATTATACGTAACGTGGCCTACTAAGTCCCGGCCCCGTATACGCCCGCGCTTGGCCTTGAATCTGGTTCACCATAGCGTGAGTGAATCCCCACACAAGCGCATCTAATCGGTCGGGGCTTCCCTGCTGTTGGTCGGGGTTGAAACTTACCATCTGCGCCTCTAGCTTCGAGTGATAGCCTACATGGTGAATAAGCCCGCGCTGATAGAGTGCATAGACGGGTTCAGCTCTCACATACTTCCCTTTCGTGGCGCGAACGCTTACTACTCTGATAGTGGGGTCTAAGTTTTTGATCGTGCCTTCTACGAGGTCTCCACCTTGATTGACCTCGCAAATGATCTCTGCGCAGCCCCACCGCCTGTAAGCCTCTACAGCCTTCCCCGCCCATTCATTCGGGCTGTACCTCCCGCTCAAGTCCTCCAGTACATACCCTTTGCCGTTGTGCGTTCCTATCACTACTATCCCCGTTTCATCGCTCTTCTCGTTGGCCGTGACAGCAGGGTCCACCGCTACAAAGGTCCTCATGTGTTCCGGTGCTTCGCTTACTCTTGTCACGTTGATAATGTCCATGTCCCACAAAAGCCCCTCGGCATCGTCTAGCCATTCGCCTAGAAACACATGGCAGTATCGCTTGTAATTCGTGGCTTTCATCCTCTCCGCGTCCGCTATGAACTCCGCGCTGAGGTTCTCTTCATTGTCTAGGTATGTCGTGTGAATGTGGGTACACGGCTCACCGCCTTGAATAAACCGCTTGTAGATGAAGTGCTTTTTGTGGCTCGGATTCTGCACCCATACCACGCGGTTAGGATGCAGCATTGAACGAATAGAAAGGCTAATGGTATTGAATGCGTCTTCATCTAAGAACTCCTCGCCCTCGTCAATTACGAAGGTGGTAAGCCCTGGAATACTCTTCAGGTTGGCCGTTTGGTTGCCGCTGCTTGTCTTGATACCCCTGAACAGAATGCGGCTTCCTGTGACCTTGTTTTCTATCTCATCGCTTGTCACATCGAAGTGATGCCTATTCCCTAGCTTGTCCATCATTGCCGTGAACTCTGGAATGATGGATATCTCAGCGGCTCGCATTGTGTAACGGGTGAATAAGATCACATGCCCGCGTTGAAAGGTGAGGAAGTTCAGGAAGTGCGATACTACAGTAGACTTGCCCGAACCGCGCCCGCCCGTTAGTATTGTCACCTTGTGAGGTGGTGGGTTGAGGTATAAGTCCGAATACTTGGGATCGAGTTCTATTTGTCCTTCGGCTGCCTCCATATAATTTCAGGCACTACTATGCCCGCGCCCTCACTCGTTACGTCTATGCTTTGATCGGGCTTTCCTAGCACCCTATTCAAAAGCTCTTGCGTGGCTCGAACATCCCCGTCTTTAGCTTTCTCAACGAGTTTCTCTATAACGGCTTTGAAGTCATCCATTGAAATAGCTTCGCGGAGAGCATCGCGGTATTCGTTCCTCCGCTTGTCTACTCCCTTTGCTTTGGTGCTATGCCCTCCGTTGTTTGCTCTTCCGTCTGCCATTAATAGAAATTAACTATTAATTGCCAAAGGTACTAAACAAAAAGGATTGACCCGTCAGGCTCCATGTGGGTGTATACCTTGTTTCCCATGTCAGAACGGAAAGCCTCGAATACTTCCTCCCTGCTGATTGTATGCACTAGGCTTTTATCCACCTCTTCAATCCCGCCTACCGCTTTTCCAAGTTTGAAGGACCGGTAGACTGAATGGTACGACTTGCCGGCGAACTCGCAGGCTTCTGTCAGGTGGTGGAAGAGCCTGCGCTCTCCCTCTTGGTTTATTGCTTTGTACATTACAGTTGGTTTAAGGTGATTTTGTCGATGTAGTGGTAGTTGGTCAGTTGGTACCGGTAGATGGCATCCCCGCATTCCCATTTGCTTTCTATCTCCACGTCATCGAGCGTGAGTGCGCTGATCATCGCCAACGCCTTCTTCATCGTTGTAGCTCCCCCGAGCGTGTTGCCGTGTGGATCACTGATGATGTAGGTGTACTTTGGCTCAGGCATCGCGAAGCTCTTTAGCTTTTGACAAATACCACGCGGCTTTATCGAGATCGCGCTCAATCGGTTGGTCGGGCTTGCTTCCCGCTCTCAGCTTGTACTTAAACGCGCACATTTCGCAATGCTGCGCGGTGGCTTCCTTGCCCCATATCGCTACCATCATGTCGACGACCTCAACGCTGAACTCTTGGTAGTGGGCGGGGTTTACGAAGTCGTAGGGCTTTTCAAATTCAATGTCGGGGGTTAATAATAATTCACCCTGAGCTGCGGTGTGCTTCTTCCAAAACTCTGTATCCATTGCACGTTGCCAATTTTTTAATGAAATATTCACCCAAAAATCCACTTTCTCTTTAGAATCTACCCACTTAAAACCGCATTTAGTAATTGGGTTATAGCCTTCTTCCCACTTATCACTCTTTTTCAACCTCCCCTTGACGTAATCCGCCAAGGGTTCTGGTGCTGTTGCCATGTGGGCGGCAACCGCCTTTTGGTAATCTGTCATTTTACTCATTGCTTTGGTTTTATCGTTTCGCTAAAGTACAAAAGTTTTTTTAATTGTCAATCATTACCATCGCCTTTCCCCGCGTGCAAACATAGCTCCTCCTCACATGCTTCGCCCGCTGCAAATAGTCGTTGATATTCTCAAAAGCCCCTAGCTCTTTCTCGATGACCTTCTCAGCCTCCTGAAGCGTTTCGTAGTCGCGGTCGGGCTTGCCCTTTATGCAAAGTGTAAACCTCATGCTAGAAAGGTAAATCGTCTTGCTTTCTAGTGACGTTCTGTGCAACGGCCGGAACGGTCACCATCCCCCCATCTTCTACCCATCTAACGTGGCGGCCTTCAAACACCAACCCACCAACCTCCAATGGCTCCCCGTTTCGATATTTTGCTATGTCGATTAAGCCGTAGTATTCCCCCTTCTCATCTAACATCTCATACTTCTGTGACCACCACGGAAAAAGAACCATGTCCGCATCCTGTTCTATCGCCCCTGAATAGCGTAAATCTGAAAGCTGAGGGCGTTTATTTGCTCGCTTCTCCACTTCCCTAGATAGCTGCGATAGAAGCATTACAGGCACGTTTGAACGCTTGGCCATCTGCTTGCACTTCCAACTGATACGGCTCACCCTCACCTCTTCGCTTTGCACCCTTTCTCGTGTGCTGCATAGCCCTAAATAGTCAATAACCACAAGGCTCACTTTTTTACGTTTGGCCACCGTGCTAACCTTTGCCGCTATGTCCTCTATGTAGCTGATGCGGTCGTAAATCTCAATATCTAGCTGCCCGATATTGTCCGCTATTTCCATTAAGATTGGCCACTTTGATTCGCTCGGGCTGTCCTTGAATATCTCGTCCATCGTCACCCTTCCGTCTTGGGCGTGCATCCTTTTAACCAATTGGATAGCACTCATCTCTAAGCTGAAGAATAGCACCGTGCCTTTTTGTGCTGATGCCCTCCCCGCGTTTAATGCAAAAGCCGTTTTCCCCATCCCTGGGCGAGCGGCAACGATAACAAGGTCGGAAGGTTGGAAGCCTCGCGTGTGAGTGTCTAGCTTGTAGATTCCCGAAGGCGCACCGGTGATCTCGTTGTTCTTGAGCTTTGCAATATCGTTGACCGCTTGAATAGCTATGTCTTGGATCTTCTCGGTCTTGAGCGTGTCCACGCTTGACACTATCGCATTAACCTCTTCGCTGTGGCTTGTAAGTAGATCAAAAATATCATCGTAGTCTGCCTCAATGCCCCTTGCGCAAACCTCTTTGAATTTCCGGAACATCCACCGCTCTCGAACTGTTAGGGCTGCATTCTGCCATTCATAGAAATAATCTAGGGAGGTATATGAAAAAATTATTTTCGGATTGACCTTTGATTTCTCGGCTACAGAAACTAGGTCGGGCGTTCTTCCCAATTCGCGAAT